GGTCCGCTGGTCCACCAGGAGCTGATCCCTCGGATAGGGAATTGTGATACCCCCAGACCCAGACAATCTGGGGGGTGTGTGCTAGCCTGCTTAGAACTGCAACTCAGGAGAGGTCCACTCTCCAGAGCTGACGTCCGCGAGCGCGACTTCCCAGCGACGAACGCTGTGGTAGGCGTGAAACGCCTTGTCGTATGCGCGGAGCATGATAGGGGCGTAGCTATTCCAAACGTCTTCGCCGTGGAGGGCGAGTTCCCGGAGCATAGAGTCAAAGGTCTGCTTCGAGACTTCGTCGGAATCTTCACCTTTCTTGGTCCATCTGATGGCTTCCAGGATGGTGGGAAGGTCGAGTGGGGCGACGTGCCGGTCCAGAAGGGGCTCGAATCGAAATCCGCGTTTGAGAAACGTGATCTGATCCTTGCGATGGAATTCAGGGCCGGGGTCGGTCTTATCGGCATTTAGATAGCGCTGGCCAAAGTCTTGGAGGACCTCGGCGATTCGGTCAGGCCGCATGCGCTGTGCGGCGGCGTCACTCAGCCCGAAGACATGATCGTCCCCGAGCGATATCACATAGACGTGCCTGGAGAAGCCTCGCAGCAGATTGAGATTGCTCTCGTTCGTGCTGAAGGCTCGCACGTAGACCATGCGACACAGGATGAGCGTGTAGAGTGTGTTGATGAAAGCTGTGAGCGGGTTTCCAGAGGGCTCTGAGCTAAACCATTCGAACACCTGGTTTCCGTGAATATGGCGGGAGTTCATGATTTCGAGAAAGATCATCTCTCGAATCTTGGCATTCTCCGGCCCATCATCGTACCAGGCGTTGATCATCTTGCAGATGGCTCTCATCACGTCGATTAGGAAACGGGTATCGTACTCTCCGAAATCCCCAGCGACGAGCTTGGGATCATCCGGATTGACGACACGCTTGATCTCGTTCCAAATCGCTTGCCAGTCGGTGCTGTAGGGGTTGGCGCCAATCGCCGAACCATTCTGGACTTTCCCTTTCTGCATGAACACGCAGAACGCGCCGAAATACATCCGAGTGAGCACCGTGAGATCAAGGGGTGCGGGGCTTATGAACCGGGACTTGCCAGCCTGAACTTTCCAAAGCTTCAGGCGCTCGTCCTTGAGGAAGTCCTTCCAGATGTGCAGACTCCTCTCTCCCTTCTTCATCCTCTCGATCAGATCCTCTATCCTCTTCTTGAGGGCCAGGAAGTACTTGTTGTTGAGATCGTACTCCTGTCCCTTTCCGAAAAAGAGAGTCTTTCCAGGATTCTTTCCTCCGATCAGATCAGACCATTCGAACCAGTTATCCACATAGCCAGCGGACGTTCCTCTTCCAACTCCTCCCCAGTACGGCTCACCGGGCTCTCCACAGATAGCTTTCACTATGGAAAACACGGATTTGTCGTGTTCACCTGGACTGGCCTTGCAAAGGGTTTCCAGCAGGTGCTGCCAGGAGGCCTCGATGAGAGCGTCCTCCAGAATGGGGTTGGGCTTGTTATACTTGTCCAGGGCCATGAGGTAAGGGTCAACCATCTCGCCTTTGATTTCAATGGGCTTGAGCACGGCGGGTGCGGTCTTCTCCTCCCACGGCAGGTACTCCGCG